TACGCTTTAACTCTACTACTTCTGAGTTCGAGGGATATAACGGAGTTGCGTGGTCATCTGTTGGTGGCTCTGCTATCAGTAACGATACATCTACTTCTACAGATGTATACCCTGCACTCTTAGGTGCAACGACAGGTACTGCCGCTAATATCTATACGAGTAATTCTAAGTTACTATACAAACCAAGCACTGGTGAGTTAAAGGCTTCTCAGCTTGTGGCTACGAATGGATTAGTAGTAAATAACATGACTATTGCTGCAAGTTACACAATACCAGCTGGTTATTCAGCTTCTTCTGTTGGAGCAGTAACTGTGTCAAGTGGAGTTACTGTAACTGTTCCTAGCGGTAGTCGCTGGGTAGTTCTATAAGGATTTAATATGTCTTCAGTCGTTATTTCAGGCGATACATCAGGTGCAATAACCCTAGCCGCCCCTGCGGTAGCGGGGACTAATACACTTTCGCTTCCAGCCCAAACCGCAACAATAGCTACGCTTACTACCCCATCGTTTGCTACAACCATTGGAGTTGGCGGTGCTACAGCAGCAGCAAGTGGTGCAGGCATCACATTCCCAGCATCCCAATCCGCTTCATCTAACGCAAACACACTAGATGATTATGAGGAAGGTACTTGGACACCTGTTATTACTGTTGGTGGTGGTTCAATAACTTATACGGCTTCAGGACACTATACTAAAGTTGGAAGAATGGTAACAGTAACAGGAACTTTTCTGACTAGTGCAGCTTCTTCTCCTAGTGGAGTTCCTTATATTACAGGACTTCCTTTTACTATTGGATATGTTTCTGCTGGTTCGTATTCTATCCACACAGCATTTTCTTCATCGTTAGGAACTCAACCAATCATGTTAAATCTGGAGGCAAGCGAAACAAGGATTCGTATTGCTTTTCAAACAGCAGGAGATTGGGGAACATTTGGTTCTTATTTTGATGCTTCATGTGGATTTAATTTTTCAGCAACATATTTCGTTTAACTAGATTGGATTATCTAGTCGGATTTTTATAGGAGAATCAAAATGGCATTAACGAAAGAAGTAGCAGTAGACCAAATTACAGTAACCGAGAATGGTATTGTATTAGTCAGAGAAACCACAACCATTAAAGAAGATGGTGTAGAAATCTCTAAGAAATACCATCGCAGTTCATTTGTTCCAGCAGATGATGTAAGCTCTCAGCCAGCCAATGTCGTTGCTATCTGCAATGCCGCATGGACACCAGAAATTATTGCAGCATACGCAGCACAGCAAGAAGCCAACAGAGTAGGAGTGTCATAATGGCATCAACAATTTCCGCAGGCACAACCGCTGGTACAGCTGTATCCGTATCAGGCGATACCACAGGCAATTTAGCTTTCCAAACTAATGGCACAACAACTGCCATGACGATTGATACTTCACAGAATGTTGGTATTGGTACTACTAGTCCTAATGCAAGATTACACGCTGTTTCTGCCGCAGGGACAGTACAGGTTAAATGGTCTGATGCTACAAACGGCACGGCTAACTTAGACACAGCGTCAGGATTATCTCGTATTTGGACTAATGTAGGATTAGCTTTTGGTGCGGGTGCAGAAACATTTTCAGAACGGATGCGTATTGACTCTAGTGGTAGATTGTTAGTTGGAACAACTGCTACTACAACTTCTTCAAGTCAGTCTGGTGAAGTTTATAGTACAGGTTCTGTTGGTTTTATGTATACAAATACTACAGCAGCAAACTTTGCACTTTCAGTAAAAAACGAAGGAACAAGCGGAACTCGAAGTTTAATTAGGTTTTATGAAGGTACTGGGGGTGGAACTGCGAGGGGAAGTATTACTACTGATGGCGCAACGGTTGCTTACAACACCACTTCAGACTACCGTTTAAAAGAAAACATTGCACCAATGACAGGTGCTTTGGCTAAAATAGCACAGCTAAAACCATGCACATATACTTGGAAAGAAGATGGCACAGATGGTCAAGGCTTTATTGCCCATGAACTTCAAGCAGTAGTGCCTGATTGCGTAACTGGAGAAAAAGATGCGGTAGATGAAGATGGAAACATTAAACCTCAAGGTGTTGACACTTCATTCTTAGTAGCTACCCTAACATCCGCAATTCAAGAACTTAAAGCAGAACTAGATACACAAGCAACAAAGATAGCAGAACTAGAAGCAAAACTAGAAGGAACTGAATAATGCCCATCACTATTGACGGCTCAAACGGAATAACCCAAGCTGGAGAGTTTAACTCCGATAGCACCTTTGGATTTAAAAACCGCATCATCAATGGTGCGATGGTGATTGACCAGCGTAATGCTGGTGCGGCTTTGACAGTAAATACCTCTAGTGATTTTTACGCTGTAGATAGATTTCTTGGGTACGGAGAACCATCCGATGGCGTGTATACAGTTCAACAAAGCACTGTGGCACCCGCAGGATTTACAAATTCTTTATTAGCAACAGTAACAACCGCTGATGCAAGCGTAGGAGCTAGTCAATATTATTTTTTATCACAGCGTATTGAGGGAACAAACTGCTTTGACCTTGGTTTTGGTACGGCTAGTGCTAAAACTGTAACCCTGTCTTTTTGGGTGCGCTCTAGCTTAACTGGTACGTTTGGTGGCTCTTTGTCAAACAGCGCTTTTAACCGTTCTTACCCGTTTAGTTACACCATTTCAACTGCTAATACTTGGGAACAAAAATCAGTAACCATACCTGGTGATACCACAGGAACTTGGCTAACTACTACTGGAATTGGTATTCGAGTTTATTGGGATTTAGGCTCAGGAAATGATAACGTTGCCGCAGCAGGTTCTTGGGTAGGCGCTGGTGAAGTAGGAGTAACAGGCGGCACAAAATTAATTTCTACACTTAGTGCTACCTTCTACATCACAGGAGTTCAGCTTGAGGTAGGCTCTACAGCTACTAGCTTTGATTACAGACCTTATGGTACAGAACTGCAGCTTTGCCAACGCTATTATGAAAATAGTGGAACAAACATTAATTCAATTTCTATGTTTAATGGAAGAACAGTATCTGGTAGCGTATATTGGGCTATTAGTCAGTTTAAAGTTGAAAAACGAGCAGCTCCAACAATAGTATTAACAAATCAAGCTAATTCTGGGTTTGGCACAACAACAGGTGTAGAAGGTAGCACAACTAAAGGATATAGAGAAGCAAGAACAGCGACTTCTACAGCAGATGCTGGGTATTATTTTTCATCTTGGACTGCGAGTATTGAATTATGATTACATACAAATTAATAAAACCTAGTTTTGGCTCTGTAAATATTGTTGAACGCTTATCCGACAACGCTTTTATTCCATTCGACCCTCAGAATGTCGATTTTCAGAACTTCAAAAAAGAAGTCTTAGCTGGTGCAGAACTGCAAGATGCCGATGGGAATGTGATGACGGATGCTAGTGCGTACATTGGGACTTTGCCATGACTGAAGCTGATTTAAAACTCCTAAGCCACGAAGAAGTCTGTAAAGTTCGATACGAACAGATACACGCTAGACTAAAGAGACTAGAACAGATTCTCCTCGGTACTGCTGGATTCATTATTATAACACTCCTAACCTTGGTACTTAAATGAGCAGACCACATTCCGTAGGTAAGAATCTTACTGCTAATACATTGACAACAATGTTTACTGTTCCAACTAGGAACATTGCTAAGTGGACTTTATTATATGCTTACAACGGCACAGCCTCTGCTAAGAACTTCAGAGCATTCTGGTACGACGCTTCTGAGAATGTAGAGATTGCTGTAGTCTATGATTATTCTTTAACTGCTAAGAACTTCTTACGCATTGATGGACAAGCCCATGTGGTTTTAGATGAGCATGACGAGATTCGTGTATTAATTGAAACTGGTGCAACGAATGCAAGCTGTATTGTAACATTAGAATTAGAACAACGCAGTACCGTACAGAACTATAACTAAGGAGTAGTAATGCCACTCGCTAAAGGTAAGTCACAGAAGACAATCAGTAAGAATATCTCTAAGATGGTCAAAGAAGGTCGTCCACAGCGTCAAGCTGTAGCAATCGCATTATCAACCGCTAAAGTAGCTAAACCCAAGAAGAAAGGTAAGTAATATGCCAATGGTCAAAGAGAAGAAGTTCCCCTATACAACTAAGGGTAAGAAGCAAGCTAAGCAGTATGCTAAGAAGACTGGTGCTAAGGTAGTTGCTAAGCCAGCTAAGAAGATGGGTGCAATGCGTGGCTACTAAACCCGGCTTGTATGCCAATATCGCCGCTAAACGCAAGCGTATCGCCGCAGGATCAGGCGAGAAGATGCGTAAGGTAGGTTCTAAAGGTGCGCCAGCGGCTAAGGACTTCAGAGATGCCGCTAAAACAGCTAAGAAGAAGAAATAATGGTTAAGAAGGTATATCAGGACCCTAAAGGCGGTTTAAACGCCAAAGGAAGGGCTTATTTCAAGCGAACTGAAGGAGCTGACCTCAAGCCTCCAGTTTCGGCTAAACAGGCTGCAAAGTCCCCTAAAGCGGCTGGAAGGCGAAAGAGCTTCTGTGCAAGGATGGGAGGCGTTAAAGGTCCGATGAAGGATGAAAAAGGCAGACCTACCCGTAAAGCCTTGGCATTAAAGAAGTGGGATTGTTGAGATTTTACTTGACAAAACAGTCAAACTATGATAGGATAACGCATGGCTTCGTTTAATTATATTCAACTCGTTAATGACGTACTAATTCGCTTGCGAGAGCCAGAGGCTTCTTCGGTATCGGATAACGCCTACGTTAAGCTCATTGCTCGATATGTCAATGATTCTAAGCGTCAGGTTGAGGATTCCTATAATTGGAATGCTTTAACTGAGACACTATCAGCAACGACAACAGCTGATGTATTTAACTATGTTCTTGTTGGTTCAGGACAACGATTTCGTGTTATCGATGTGTTAAATGACACTGATAACTTCTTTGTTGAGAATGCTCCTACGGTGTGGATGGATCAGCAGTTTTTGTTAACAACTGCACAAAAGGGCAGTCCAAAGTATTATAACTTTAACGGTACAAATAGCAACGGCGATACACAGGTTGATTTGTTCCCGATTCCTAACGGAACTTATAATTTACGATTTAACCTAATTAAACCACAAGAACCATTAGCAGTTAATGCTGATGTCTTATTAGTGCCTGATGAGCCAGTCATCTTAGGTGCATTAGCTAGGGCGCAAGCAGAGCGTGGCGAAGACGGCGGTGTACAGTCTGGTGAGACTTATGCTTTATATCGTCAAAGTTTATCCGATGCGATTTCATTAGAATCGAATCGCTACATTGAAGAAACTCAGTGGAACTGGGTATAAATGGCTAGTCAACTCTTAACGCAATCCATTGCTGCTCCGGGCTTTTACGGACTCAATCTTCAAGAGTCTAGTATTACTCTGTCCTCTGGCTTTGCATTAAAAGCACAGAACTGTGTTATTGACAAGTACGGTCGTATCGGTGCAAGACGAGGCTGGACTCCTGTTAATACTACTATCAATGCAGATTTAACATCTAGTAATCCAGTAGAGTTTATCTTTGAGGTAGTTACTGGCGGTGGTACAGATGTACTTAGTGCTGGTAATAATAAGTTATTCGTAGGAACAACTACGATGACTACTAAGACCGTACGCAATACAGACAACAGCGGTGATGCAACATACACGATTACTGCTAACAATTGGCAAGGCGCAGCATTGTCTTATGGAGATGTAAGTGATTTTCAGCCTCATGTCTATCTAGCACAAGCTAATCATCCGATGCTAGTGTGGCATGAGTTACCTATTTCGGGTGGTGGTTTTAATGATCATGATAGTGGCACTTTTGGGTTTCAGCGGGTTGGTGACGACGCTAGATTGCCGTCCAACCACAATACCGCATCCTTCATGCCAAGTTGGGTCTTATCCGCTTACGGCAGGATTTGGTGTGGTGGCATCTCAGGCGATACCCAGACTGTCTATTTCAGTGACTTACTAGCTGGTACAGACTTTTTAAATGGCTCTGCTGGATATTTAAACCTACAAGAAGTTCTTCCTAACGGAGATCCTGTAGTAGCTGCAGCAGCGCACAATGGATATATTATATTCTTCGGTAAAAAGAATACAGCAATCTATGCTAATCCTTTAGATACTGCTTCATTAACCTTAGTAGAAGTAATTGCTAACGTAGGCTGTATTGCTCGTGATTCAGTGCAGAGCTTAGGCACAGATGTTATATTCTTATCTGACGCTGGAGTTCGTAGTCTACAGCGAGTGATTCAAGAGAAGTCGCTACCAATGCGTGATATCTCTAAGAATGTTCGTGATGAACTAATGTCGGCAGTAGCATCCGAAACAGACTTAACTAAGATTAAGAGTATTTATTTTGAGCGTGATGCTATTTATCTATTAACGCTACCAACTACGAAGTTTGTCTATTGCTTTGACACAAGAGCTGCATTGCAAGACAACTCAATGCGTGTAACAATTTGGGATAGTTTAGAGCCAAAGGCATTATGTGTAACACAGGATAGAAACCTACTGATAGGTAAGCCGGGCTACATTGGTAAGTACTTTGGATACAGCGACAACACGACCGCTTATCGATTACAGTACTATACGAACTACTTTGACTTTGATGCTGCTACTTCATTAAAAGTATTAAAAAAGATTGGTTGGGTATTGATTGGTGGTACGAATCAGGCAGTAGCTATTAAGTGGGGTTTTGATTACACTGAAGGCTACCAAGCTACTACTTATAACCTAGACACTGCTACAGTATATGAGTATAACAATTCTACTGTAGACACGATACCGGGATCATCAGAATACAACATTGCTGAATATAGTTCAGGTATTGTATTGGACCGCTTCTCTGTTAATGCTGGCGGTCAAGGCACTGTCATGCAATTAGGATTAGAAGCAGACATCAATGGTAATCCTCTGTCAATACAGAAGATTGACGTAGGAATCAAAAAAGGAAAGACTTTAATCTAAGGAACGGATATGAGTAATTACACAAAGGCTACTAACTTTACAGCTAAGGATGGATTACCTACTGGTAACTCAGGTAAGATTGTTAAAGGTGCTGAGATTGATACGGAGTTAACTGCGGTAGCTTCCGCTATCTCTTCTAAAGCAGACTTAAATAGTCCTGCTCTAACAGGAACTCCTACAGCTCCTACAGCATCTGTAAATACTAATACAACCCAATTAGCTACAACTGCGTTTGTTCAGACACAGATTGCTACAGCCTTGACAGGCGTAATCGTAATGTGGTCTGGTTCAATTGCCACCATTCCTACTGGATGGGTTTTATGTAACGGCTCTAACAGTACTCCTGATTTACGTAATAGATTTATAGTTGGTGCTGGTTCAACTTATTCTGTTGATGCTACTGGCGGATCAGCTACAAGCACTTTAACATCAAACGAATTACCTGCACATACACATAGTTTGTCTGCATCGGGAACTACTAGTGGACAAAGTGCAGGACATACACATACTTTTAGTGGAACGACTTCAGGACAAAGCGCAACACACAGCCATGGTGTTACAGATCCGGGACATAGTCATGATATTACTTCTGTCCAAGGACAAACTAACTCAGGTGCTCAAGGTCGTACCGATGCGTTTCAATCTACATCAGTTACAAGTACAAACGTAGCCACTACTGGTATTTCTTTAGGCAATGCTGACGCAGACCATACACATACTTATAGCGGAACAACTTCTGCTGTATCTGGAGATCACACACATACTGTAACAGTTACTGGTACTTCTGGCTCTACTGGTAGTGGTGCTTCGTTTACGAACTTGCCTCCGTACTATGCGCTGGCATTTATTATGAAAACCTGATGGTTAAGATTCCTGTCATAATTAGACCGGATTATAAGTTCTACATAGAAGAGTATCAAGGTCTACCATTTATGCACTGCGATGTGCATAGCTGGAGTCCAAAAGTATTTAAAGAGTTAAAGAAAGATTGGAATAGTTTTACAGAGTTACACGGTGGTCCGTTATATTGCTGCAAAGAACACGAGACAACTGGTTATTTAAAGTTTATCGCAGCGTTAGGTTTTAAACTGTTTGGACAAGTAGTCAGTTTAAAAGGTAACATAGTCTACATTTATTATTGGAGCGACTAAAATGGGTGGAGTAGTTAGTGGAATCGTAGGCGGAATCGGCGGAGTTATCTCCGGCGGTAGAGCAGCGGGAGCTGCGTCAGCTGCAGCACAATCACAGCGAGAAGCTGCAGAACGAGCGTCTCAAATGGCTCAGTTTAGACCAATCGGTATTACTACCGGATTTGGTTCTTCTCGCTTTGATGTGAATAATTTAGGACAAGTCACGGATGCGGGATATTCGCTAAATCCGCAGTTACAGGCTATTCGTGATCGTCTACTAAGCGGCGCAGGACAGTATGACTATGATATTGGCGGACGGTTAGCACCATTATCGTCTGCTGCTCAAGGTCTTTTTGATCTTGGTGGTCAACTACTTCCTACGGACATTAGTAGAACAGCATCTCCTGAAGCGTTGGCGCTCCAACAACGCTATCAACAAGCTGCTACAGGATTAGCCCCTACGGACTTTAGCATGGCAGCTTCTCCAGAAGCAATGGCTTACGCTAATCAGCTTCGTGGTATCTCTAGTCAAGTATTACCAACAACGTATGATACACAGCAAGCTGCTCAAGATTATTTCAATCAACAACAGGCACTACTTCAGCCTTCTCGTCAAGCACAGCTATCACAAACTCGTGGTCGTTTATTCGGTACTGGTCGTGGCGGTTTAGGAGTACAAACAGGAACTGGCGGCGCTCCAGCATCGCCCGAACTACAAGCATATTATAATGCTATTGCTCAGCAAGATGCAGCTTTAGCAGCACAATCTACCGATGTAGCCCGTCAGCGGAGAGCGCAAGACATTGCTCTAGGTACTCAGTTAGGCGGAACAGCATTGACAACTCAGCAACAAGCTGAAAATATTGCTCGTCAAAGATCGTTGGGTAACTTACAAGCAAGCCTTGGCTTTGGTCGTGAAGCAATTGCAACTGGCTTAGCTGGTGAAGATGTGGCTCGTCAACGATTTGCTCAAGACCTTGGACTAGGTACTGGTTTATTCCGTACTGCTGGTCAATTCTTAGGCGAAGTCCCGGCATTACAGACTGCTTACTTAGACCCCTTAAGAGCGCAATTAGGCTTAGCCGGTAGTGTAGAGGCAATGGGAATGCAACCGTTCCAATTAAGTCAAGAGTTGGCTCGTTTACAATCTGGTGCAAATGCTCCAGCAGCTCAGATGTATCAAACTGGAATGAATCAAGCTGCAGCAAGTCAGTTTAAAGCAAATTCTTATAGCCCATTCGGGTCGTTCCTAAGTGGCGCTGCCGGCGGGAGTTCAGGTAGTTTAGCTGGCTTATTTGGTGGCGGTGGTGGCGGTGGTGGCGGTGGTTATTCTGCAGCTCCTTATGCTCCAACCGATCCCGGTTTCGGTAGCTATCAAGGCGGTTATTACGGCTCTTCTGCATTTTAATTAACAGGAATAATCATGGCTGACATCGTAAATAGTTTATTTGGTATTGATCCTGCTGCTTTACAACAGCAGAGAGCTGCTACCGATTTTGCACAAGCATATAAATTTGCACAACTAGATCCGTTTGAACGAGCAAACATGGCTCTATATCAAAGCGGTGCTGGTATTGCTCGTGGAGCAGGTCAATTACTTGGCGGTGATGAGCAACTTAATCGTGCTACCGCACTGCGTCAATTAGCAGGACA